TTTAGATTTGGTTCTATTTCTTCTGGCATTTCAATAACTGCACCAGCACCAGCACTAGCATTTACACTTGGAGTTTTAACTAATGATGGGTGGTTTGTTAATCTGATTAATTGTTCGATTTCAGAATATTCATTGTAAATAGATTTTTGTAAATCTGCTATATCCATAAGGTCTGATTGACCAATGCCCCTTTTATGTGACTTCGCATTGTATAAAATTACTGCTGGAATTTTGCCAATCAGATTATCGGCAGTATCTATTATCTGTGGTTCTGTTTTATCATCTTTCATATAAACAGTATCAATCCTATCAGGATACCACATTCTAAAATAAGTACCGCCATTTCGATCAACTTCTTCTCTGACTTTTAAATAGTCTAAATAATATTTTCCGTTGATCTCCCTTTTAAAATTCCAATCTAAAACATTCTCTGGAGTTAAGATTGAAAGATAAGGTCTAATATCTTGATCTAGTTCTTCTGCTCTAGTGTTTGTTGTAACTTTTGGTTTGTCTAATATTAAAAAACAATGTCCGTAGATTGAAGCATAAGTTTGTGCTTGTTTCATTACAGATGTAAAATTATTTCCCTCTAAATCAGCATCTTTTAAGAATGAATCTAAAGTAGGTTCTTCTGCCATAGAACCAAAGTCTCTTGAAGCTTTTACTCTAAATAAAAATGATGAGTAGATTTGAATAATATTTTTACAATGGTTATCACAAGGAGTGTTAGCAAGTCTTTGATTGAACTCGTTATCTAATTCTAGATTGTATCTGTTAAGGTACTGGCCAACCATATAGTCATAACCGCCATTGAACGATCTAATATAATATTCCCAAAGACTTACATTTTCCTTGTAATCTTTATGCGTTTCAATAGCTTCATCTCTTTCGTATGCCATTATTTAATATTCCATCTAGTTGGTCTGTTAAAATTTGTTTCTGTTGTAAGTGGTTTTAAAAAGTCAATCATATATCCTAAAGCGTCATTCATGTGGTCAAATCCATCTTCCTTATCAGGAATATTTGTATTTTCCTTATAAGTTTGTCGTTGAAGTCCTTTTATAATAGTTTTGCAAGAATGTGAAACAAAAATATGCCTATTGCCATTGGAATCTTTTAACTTGGAATTGACAGCGTTTATCCTGTCTCGAACTGCTGGGTGTTTGTGTTTTACCTTAACTTTGAATCCAGCGTTTTGTAATATTGATAAATCAGTTCTTCCACCAGCAGATGTCTTTCGTTGTCTACTAGCTGGGTCAGGGTAAATAAATATTGGAACTTTAGTTCCATATCTATCTTTAATTTCTTGGCACATTTCGTCAGTATTACTTGAATAAATTACTATCTCATCAACTACATAGATTTTATCTTTTTCTATTTGAGATACACAGGCACTCATAGGGTCTACGTTAAAGTCCATACCGATATGAAATGGCTTATGCCAATCAATATCTTTTTTAATAACATTATCTACAGGGTGGAAGTTATAATAAACAGCACCAGCATAATTCTCAAATGTACCCTCAAATTCTTGTCTAAATGTTCTAATATCAATATCTTGTTTTGCTTGTTCTATTTCTTCCTTTGATACCATTCCACCTTGAATAGTAGTAAATTGAAAGCTGTCCCATTCGTTATCTTGTTTGCCTTTTAAATACATTTCATAAGACCAATTTCCATAACCTTTTGGAGTTCCACAAAATAATACTTTTCCAAGTGTATCTGATACTGATGCTCTAAGAACCTCAAACCATGTACGTTTATCTATATCTGCAAATTCGTCTAATATTAAAAAGTTTAAACCTGTACCTCTAAGTGCATCATAATTATCAGCACCTTTTAATGAGATTGTGCTGTTGGTTTTTCGGATAGTAATAGTCATAGTAGTTTCGTTTATGTCCTCTATCCAATTAAACTGATTAAGCATTTCTTTTAAACTAGCCCAGCAAATATCTTTGGCCATTTTAAATGTTGGTGCTACATACCATATTTTTTGATTAGGTTGTGATGCGTATTTCATCATTTCAGTAATACATAGATAGGTTTTACCAAATCTACGACCTGATATTAAAACTCTAAATCTAGCTTGTGATTGACTTACTTTAAGTTGAGGGCTTGTCAGCGTTATCTTCATTACACCAATATCTGACCATTAATTTCTGTTCGTCAAATGTTTTTTTATCCTTTTCTGCAACTTCTATTACTTTTTCTGCACCACCGATAGCACAATCTACATAGGTATTATATTCAATTCTGTCTGTGTAAGGTGGGATACAAGTATTGCTTAATAATGAACATAACTGCCAAACAAGAACATATTTCATTTTTTAAGCTTTCGTTTGAGTTTTCTGTGCCATGCCCAAAAACGAAGCTTATATCCTATTCTTTCAATAAAATTATAAAACAGTTCTAACATTGTTATACTCATAAATTATTCTATTATTAACTTCCTAATACTCAAACTTCCGTCTATATTCTTTTCTAATTCAGCTTTACCTTTATAGCATTTATAAGATACAGATTCGTTGGCTTCTCTTTCAGCATGACGCTTACCTTTAAGGCATTGGGACATTCCATCAGTTTGCAAACGTGCTTCCTTGATCTCTCCGTTTATAAACATAAGTAGAGCAACCACAACATCTATCATTTTGGCCAATCTCCGTTTCCGTTCTTATAGTGCATTTCTCTATTAGAATCTTTTAGTTCTTCAATATCTTGTAAAGCTTTATGTAATTGTCCCTCAATAAATTCTATTTTAATTTTATTAGACATATTCATTTCTTGGTTCTTTTCTAACTTCTCAATTTGTGAAAAAGATTCTTCCAACAACATAAAAATTTCTAAATTTTTAGGTGTCTGTTCTGCTTTTTTAAGTAAGTCTGAACTCATAAGCTGATCTTGTGTTTCAAGTGATGTTATTCTTGATGTTAGATTTGCATATCCAAGAACAGCACCGGATACAAAAACTATTATCGCTACTAAATTAGCAAGAGGTAATTGTAATTTTGATTCACTACTAACTTTAATTGTATCGTTTTTCATTTAGCTTTTTTTCCTTTGTTCTCACCTTGTTTAATAATGTAGTCTTGTGTCCCATTTGCACCTGTCTCAACTTCTTTTTTTAGCAATCTAAATATTTTCATTTCTTTTAATTTTCTTTCAGTATGTTTTTTAAATTGCTCTAATACCTTTGTATCTCTCATTTCTTTTTTTTCTTATCTATAAACATTTTATCAATCCAGCTAGTCCAACCATCTAACCAATCTAAAAACTTATAAATGAATTTGTCGATCATATTTTAAATCCTTTTTTCCATGATTGAACTGCCCAATAAACAGGTGTTGTATTTAATTGTTTTCCTGATCTTCTAGCTTTAGCCAAGATAGGACGAAACCTTGCCATAAACGATCTCTGCCTTGCTGGAATATTTTTTTTAATTGATAATTCTTTTGACCCAAAACGGACAATCTGAACTCTATTTGTTTTTCTGTTTTTTACATATACAGCAAACTTCTTAGAACCTGACGGAGTTCTAAAAGGTTTATTTAGTTTAACAGTTCTTCCTTTGAATTTTGCCATGTGACTTAAATATCACATATCACTCACAAATAAAACCTTGAATAGTACCTCTACCATCATTTAGATACCAACCAGATTTCATAATATCTTTTCTAATCCAATAATGTGTTGATATAGCTTCTCGGTGTTCTTCTGCTATTTCCATGCACTCGACATAGCTTACCGGTCTTTCAAACTCTAGTTTTTCTTTTATTAAAGTCCCATTGAATAACAGTATTAGTATCGTTAGTGTTTTCATTAGTATACATTCGCAATAGCTTATACCATTTTTCTTTGTATTTTTCTTGCTTAGTTTTATTGTAGAGATTAGCTGTTTTATCTAACGCTTGAAGTATCTTTGTCTCCATTGTCCACAAATATAATTATCTTTAACACCAATAGTTTGAAACCTACCACAAAATCCACGCCTATTAGAAAATAGCCCACAATTACCACAAGCTTCTTTGCCTAAAGCTTTTCTAAAATCGTTTGGCATTTGGTAAGGAATAAATGTTCCGTCCGGATAAAAGTTAGGTCTTTTTTGCATCTATAATATCCTTTATCTTTTTAAGTTGTTTAAGTAAATCATCACGTTGTTTTTTAACAAGATTAAGTTCCCATCTTAATTGTTCGATAATTTTATCTTCCTTGTCTGTTGTATTTTTTAAAGTCTCTTGCTTCATGTTTGTTTAATTTCTTTTTATGTCGTCTAGGTCTTTTGCGTGGCTTCGGTCTTGGGACGAAGTGAGTAAATTTTCTTTTAGCCATTACTCGTCAGGTTTTACATCAATAATTAATGGTAAAGGTTCAGTTATAGTTTCGTTTTGGGTTCTATCTTTCATTCCTAAATAATTCTTACTTAACCATATTTGCATATTGGTATTATCTTTTTTAACAGCTTTATCCCACATTTTTTTTCTTAAACTGGCCTTACCTTTTTCCCTGTACTGTTCGATAATATCGGCATAATTTCTTTTTAAAGTTCTAGCAGATACATTCATAACACTTGCTATTTCATAAGTAGGACAACCGATAGAAGCAAGATTTTTTAATATTTCTTGATCTATTATAATTTTAGGTCTTCCAGCACCTTTTCTTTTTTCTGTCACATTTGCCTTATTATTGTCCATTTTCTAACTCTGCTTTTTTTCCTGTAAAGTTCTCCCAACGCTTAATAATTACATCACAGTATTTAGGATCAAGTTCCATAATTCTAGCTTTTCTGTTTAATTTTTCACAAGCTATAATAGTGCTTCCTGATCCACCAAAGCAATCTATAACTACATCTTCATTTTTACTTGAGTTATTTAATGCTTTACAAACTAATTCTACAGGTTTTTGAGTTGGATGTACATATTTAGAAGTTGCACCTCTACTCATCTGCCATACATCAGATTGAGATTTATCTCCATACCACTGTTCTCCACAATAAAATATAAATTCATGTTGTGGTCTATAATGACTTTGACCTAAACCAATAGATTTTTTATCCCAAACTACACAGTTTTTAATTTTATAACCAGCATCTGTTATAGCTTTGTAAAATTCGCTATAAGTTCTCCAAGTAAAACATATATAAGCAGAACAACCTTGTTTTGATTTCATTAAAGCTGTGCTTAAACTATCTTTAACTAAAGTTATTAAAGCATCATCTCTTAAATCATCATTTTTAATCATTCCATGTGCTTTTACTAAAGCACCTTTAGGTGTGCTTCCTTCTGCTCTACCTCCACCATAAGACATTCCATAAGGTGGATCTGTAAATATTAAATCTGCTTGTTCGGTACATAATTTATCAAAATTATCTAAAAGAGTACTATCCCCACACATAACCCTATGATTACCAAGTTTCCAAATATCTCCTAATTTGGATATAGGTTCTTCAGGTGTTTCAGGAACTTCATCTTCATCAGTTAAACCTTGTTTTTCCTCAAATAATAAATTGTTTAATTGATCTTCATTGAAACCTAATAAATCTAATTTAAAATCTTGTGCTTCTAGTTCCTTAATTTCCATTTTAAGTAATTCATTATCCCATTCGGATTCTTCGGCAGTTCTATTATCTGCTATTCTATATGCGTTAATTTGTTCTTGTGTAAGATTATCTATTATAGATATTGGAACTTGTTTTAATCCCAATTTTTTACTTGCTCTAAATCTAGTATGTCCAGCAACGATAATTCTATCCTTATCAACTACAATTGGTTGTCTAAAACCATATTCTTTTAAAGACATAGCAACTTTTTCGATAGCTGTATCTGATAATTTTCTTGGATTGTTTTCGTATGGTTTTATAGATTCAATATCAGCAATTTCGATTTGCATTTTTATATCTCTACCTTTTTCATAGAAATAATCAATCCTTTTGGAATAAGGTTTCTATCGCTAAATGTTTCTTCATCATAACTAGCAAAAGTCCAAACAAACTTATTATCTTTTTTAAATACATAAGCGTTGGTTGTCATGTAAGCTGGTTTCATATTAGTAAATTCTTTTTCGGAAGCATGACCAGAGTCTCCAATAACATCAATCCATTTTATTTCGTAAAAGTAGTATTTTTTATTCGATATTGAAATATGGCGAAATTTTGACTTTTTCTTAACCATTAATGCTTTCGATTGTCCATTGATTCTAATATAGCTTTATAATATTCTAGTTGCCTTTTTAACCTTTTATTTTCAATTGCTAATTTAATCAATCTTTTTCGTACATATTTAAAAATGCGTAGTATTTGCAACATTAATATTCTTTAATCGGCTCGTC